CAGCAATAATAAATGGCATATCAATCCCCTTTAATCAAAATCTCATCCACTTTGGACGGGTCTTTCTCGTCTGTGGCATGAATGCAAAACCAAACAACATCTGTGATGGCTTTAACGCCATGAGTAACACCAGCCTTAATCTCGATGCAAGCAGGAGCAGAAACAATATCAATCTCAGTACCACGCAATACGGCAACCTTGCCCATTGCCAAGATAGACAAATGGCTGAAGCTGTGAGTGTGCTTCATGATTGCCATACCAGCCCCAAAGAACGACTCCTTGGCGTACAGGCCATCACTGAAGTGATGCGTAATGCGGAATTCTGGGTCTTGCATCATCATGCTGGTGTATTTGTTTGTTGTTCTTGTTGTTGGGCTTGTACTTCAGCCTTTTGTGCAGCTACTGCCGCATCGTGGATTGCTTGTTCTTCAGCGGTGTACTCCACTTGCTTGACTTCACCTGTTTGTGCGTTAACTTCAATTCTGTGTGTCATGATGTTTACTCGTAAAGAATGTTGATTGAACCAGCGTCAAAAGTGTCAGTGCCGTTGACGGTTGTGATGCGTACACGGTCAAGAGTGCCGCCAAGCGCTATATTTGAAGCCGAAATATTAAACCCAAGCGTACCATTAGCCAAAACTGTTCCAGAGCCAACCCAAGTATTGCTTGTAATATTTGTAAAAATAATGTGTCCTGAAAATAAATTTGCAGCCGCAACTTGAGCGCAAGCCAAATGGCCTGTTGTTGCAGAAGCTGTGGTAACTCCAGAATTACCAGATGAATTTGCAGAAACATATCCAGTCGTAACTACTGAGCCAGCGCCAAGTTGCAATTGAATATTACTAGTGCCGTTTGTACTTACACCGTTTAACATCACAGTAATCCGCTTCACCCAAGCAGGCAAACCTGTAAAGTCAATGCTCGTTCCACTGGTGCTCGCCACAGCAGTACCAGAAGTAATTACTGGAGTTGGTTGAGGAACAATAGCGCCACCCATTCCAGCAATATTTGATGGTGCTGTAGCGTATGCGCCAGCGGTTGCTTGCGTTGACTCAACATAACCAACAATTCTGAATGGAACATTACTTCTTGCAGTTGTTGAGTAAATTACAGTTCCACTATCTGCTGTTCCAGTTCCACCTTCAGCAGTTGTACTAATCAAATTACGTTCATCTAACAAACCATAAGCATTTGCATTTACAACAGCCAATTCAACTGTTCCAGCATTGTCTATAGCTAATACGGCAAATTTAGAAAGTATTCCATTTGCCGTACCAAGGGTAGAACCATTGGAAACAGTCATTGAAATAGCGGAAGTTACGTTTCTTGTTGTTGTTACACCTGAAGATGCAGTAGATGATCTGAAATCTAATGAACATGGATTTAATCCTAATGTCAATATATTTGTTGCAACGGTTGCAGTTATTGTTGGAATTTCTTTATAGGGTATATTTGAACTACCCTCAAAAGCAAATGACCAGCTTGCGGCAGTTGTCCCTGTAACAAGAATACAAGTACATCTTACAGTTGCACCAGCGGGAACTAATGTAATTGTGTTTGCCCCACTTGATTGAACAGTTAAAACTCCAGTTGAATTATTGACAATCAAATAACTCAGTCCAAGCGCAAGAGTGCTTGTAACTGGCAACACAACAGTTTGAGTTGTTGACCCAGTAAAAAATTGTTGATTATTGCTGGCAGATGTTAATGTTGTTGTTCCAGCGGCTGTTGCTGTAGTGGTGTAACCCAATTTAATATTATCAATAACAGGTAAAACAACATTACTTAAAGTGGTTACTCCTGTGGCAGATAATGTTGTAAATGCGCCTGTACTTGGAGTTGTTGCTCCAATGCTAGTGCCATTTATTGCACCACCGTTATCTATTTTTGAATTCACCGCAGTCTGAATGTTGTCAAACTCAGTGTTGATCTCTGTGCCTCTAACGATCTTTAAAGGGTCGCCAGATGTCAGCGTATCCTTAGTCGCAAAGTTGGTTGATTTGGTGTAATTTGTCATGGCATTCCTTTAAGACATTCTGCCTTGTTTTGTCTGAATTTCAATTTTCTGGATTGATAATTGAGATGAATTAACAGTTGTTTCATATCCAGTTTGAACAACTTTTCCAGAACCAGAGCCATTTGCAATCAATGTTTGCAAAGCAACTCCTTCTGAATAATAAGCAACTATCGTGGCATTTGCTCCATATTCTGCTACTCCATACTCAGAAACACCTTGTGCTGGAATCAAGATATTCTCAGACAAGTAGTTTGTCAGGAAGTCATATCCCCACTTGATCGTCACATACTGATTGCTACCGCCAATGACAACAACACTGATTTTTTTTATGATTGATGTTTGTGCTTGGTTTCCAAGGTCGGCATGATTTGTGTAATAGGCAAATTGATAGGTATTTGTATCATCAAGATACCCAGAATATTTACCAATATACCCATTTTTACCAATCAACAAATCCCCATTGCGCCTAGACAAAAATGATTTAGGCTCAATCGAATCCCATATTGTTGCCCTGAATGCGCCATTAGGTAACGATTGTCTCGTATCAAAACAAAATACTTGTTTAACAATAGGTGCTGTTAACAAGTAAAAGGCTTCTCTTTCAGAGTAAATAGATTTGATGTTTGCCATGTTGTCGCCTGACAATGTAGTCATCAAATCATCACGCACATTTCTAGACAAGTCACGCTCTGGAGCAGACTTCTCTTGGATTGTTCTCATCAAAGAACGAATGCCACTGTTGGACAAAAACACAACATCAGTACTGGTAGTCTGAATGCTATCCCTAGCAATGCAACCAATACTCTCAACAGTGTCACTCAATGACATGGTTGATGGGCTAGTTGCATCCTTATAAACCAAGATTTGACGCTTGCCAAAGATAAACAAGAAGCCGTTATGAGCCGCTAAACCAGTGACTTCATCAGCACCATTAGGCCAAACATTGTTGACATTCAGACTGCCAGAACTACCTGTTGCCCATACATGACCAGCAATCAAGTCGCTAAAGTAAACGGTCGCATTGTTAGAGGTGGTATTAGCTGCCCATAAACGTCCATAGGCAGAAATACAGATATTGGCATCAGGAACTGTACCTACATAACCAGTCTTCTCTGAAACACGGCGGTAAGTGGTTGTACTAACAGCAGGGTCATAAATCAATGGATTGTGACCAGACTGAAAGAAGTAAGTAATGCCATTTAAAGAAGCACATTGCCAGTTACTAGCTGTAATGGTCGGAGCAGTACCCCCACCCCCATAGGTCAACTCAACAACAGCATTAGAACCATCAAGTTTGAATAACTTATTGTTGCCAGCAAATAACACAGTTAAAGTGCCATCTGCTTGGACAAGTTCATGTATTACACCAACATCATTTGCCCCAAGATCACCTGAAGATGAATTAACTTTAGTCCAACCTTTTCTACAACCAATACGACCATATTGGTCAATGATGCAATTAGTCGCAACCAAAGCATATCCACTCTGCAAATCAAGAGGCGAGTCTTGGGTATTCAGACCATAAAAGCCTGGCGCTGATACCGTTGAGACTTGGATTGCTTGGCTCATATTGCAGCAAACTCCTGATTCTCAGGATAACGAGTGCCTTCCAAAGCAATATGGTCAGACAGCATAGACTTGTACAAAGCATAGGCTTCAGAGGAACTCAATCCACCATCTTCACCACGCTCAACTAAAGCACGAGCATAAGCATTCTGAGATACCAAGGTATCAGGAACTTTGATAACAGTAGAGTCACTAGACAATGTTGACTGTGGCACTGTCAAGCTGAATGGGATGCTGTAAACGCCATCAGGACGAGGATACAGAGTTACCTTGGTGTCATAGTTACCATCTACGCCATCAAAGGCGTAATAGGCGGGAATCCCATTAACTGGAGTTGAAAAATTCTGATACCTGTTCATGGTAGCAAAATCAATGTTCTTCATTCTCAGATTGCTTGTGACGTTAAGCACATCAAGAACTTGGAATTTCTGTCCGACACCAGTTAAAGCATAAGAGTATGTGCCTGATGTTGTAGACAGGGTAACGGTAGTGCCAAGCACATTCCATGCAAAAGCATCTTCAACTTGACGTTTTGCATCATTGACAAACTTGCCAATCAAAGATGAATAAGATGTTTGGGTAACGGTTGAAACTGTTGTTTCACGCAACCTTACAAGGACATCGTTAACAAGTTCTAGGTATGTCATCTGCTTTTCGCCTTTGCTTTGTTCCTTGCGGAGATAGCTTGAGCTTTTGCCTTTGCGTCAGATTTGGAGTTAGCACCCCAAGCCTTTAGCGAAAGAAGCAGTCTTGTCGGTTCACCTTTCTTGTCGTATTCAGGGCCATCATTGCCACTCATACGAGCCAAAAAGCTAGCTCTGCGGGGGTTGTCCCCTGATTTCACTGGAGGCTTCAGATTGCCACCAGTTTCTGCATTATAAGATGATCTACCCTTGGCATTCAAGCCGCCTTTTGGATTTTGACC